TGTTAGATAAGTTTGGTGATAATAACACGCTACATGAATTGGCGAATATTGAATTTGATAATATAAAATATTCATTTAATGAAGACTATGATTTAGTCAATTTAATTAAAGGATTATCAACAGTAGACATATTAAAAAATAATCTTTCACTATATTCACCTGTTGAACGTTACCCATATTATAAAGACCAATTACCAACCGTATCGTATATTAAAGATTTATCAGAAAATTCATTTGAAATAAAACAATCTTATGGTGATGAATTTAAAACAGATAAATCAAGTTCATTTAGTAGTTTAAAAAAATTACTTGAAGATTATAAAATTGAAGATTATAGAAAAAACATTTATCCATTTAATTCTACCGAGTACTTAAGTTATTTAAATAAAACATCTTTTGAGGACAGTTTAAAGTTCACAAATTTATTCCAGATTGATACAAAATCAGGATTTATTCGTACACCGATTGAACCCAAATCTTGGGTTAAAACTAATGATATAGGATATGTAACAAATTTATTTAGTCAAAAATTAACAGTTGATAATAGTAATGTTAATATACTTAACACCCCATATTTTCATAAACAATTATTTAATGATTACTCAAACACAAAATCTGCTGAAAAATATGTTGGTTCGGCATATTTGTTATTAAACTCATTACCATTTAAAGATTTAGAAGATACGTTAACATTTAATACCTCAAGTAGTCCGGTTAATATGGCGTCTATGTTTAAAGAAGTCGGGTCAACACATTATGTCCCGTATCATTTGATGTTAAAATGGGGGTCTATTTACCATAGATATAAAAAATATCTTATAGAAAATATTGACATAATATCGGGTTGTACTCAAACAATTAACGGAGGTTTATTTTTTGATGGTTTAAATGGTGATACAACATATACAAACGGTTCCACTAATATTACATATTCAGGAAGTACAGATATCGGATTTCATCCGTTCTATGAAAATATTTTCCATTATATTGTAAATGGATATTCATTTTATGACCCAACATCAGGAAATACTTCATTTTCAGGAATAACAATTGGAACAACAGGAGAACCGACATACTACTCAAGAAGTAGAAAAAATAAAATAAATGATGGAATAAATTATTGGACATCATATGTTAATAATTCAAACTTTTATTCAGATAGTACCTATTATACGTTATTACCATGTGATGGTTCTAACAAACAAGAATATCTAAATACATATAATGATTTTTATGTTGATTTAATAAATAATATTGAAATTGATATAATTGACTTCAATCAAGGAGAACAATCTAATTTCAGAGTTGTTTGGTATGAAGATGAAAATATAAATGGTGAATCTTTTAGTGGAAAAACATTTAACACTCCATATGAATATAATAGAAGTTTAAATATTGATAATAGAAATTTAGATAATCATTATTCACTTATTGGAAATAAAAGAAAAGTAATTGATTTAATTGCAACCTTTAGTCCTGATATTTTAAGTACGTTTGAATCGTTTTTTATTGAGTTTGCTTCAGAAAGATTAAATGTGGAGGTCGAAAGAAAAATACTACCAGATTATACCGAACCACCATCAACAGCATCACCAACAGAAAATAGACATTATATAAGATATGATAATTTTCAAAATCTTTTAAAATCTATTGTTACAGTTGATAAAACTAAAATAGACCCAACTAATTTATATACCTCAATTCAAAAAGAACAAGAGAATAATTTAAAAATAATCACAGGAGATATATTGTATTCAGATAATTTAATTAAAATTACATTAGGGAACCCTAAAGAAATTAATCCACATGTTTGGGACGGATTTACGAAATTTTCAATCGGTAATACTTTTACATATGATGATTATAATTCTTCACAATTAATTCAAGATACACAAAATTTAATTGATTTATACATTGGTCAAACACCATTTACAGGAAATACAAGTTATTATGATAATAGGTTTGGAAATAACTTAGACTTTTTTAGTATAAATAATATAAAATTATCTGAAGAAAATATTTTACAATTTAGACCTTTAGTATTGATATATGCTGGATGGTTACACCAACAAAGAAAAGTTACACCGTCATATACCCCATCAAAGAGTGATTTTCAATCATATATTGCAACAAATGTTCTTTCAAAGGCTGAGAATAGATTAGTAACATATTTGACACAAATTTTAATGAAAATAAATTCTAAAGATTTCATATCCAACATATCATCTAATAATAAAATAACCCCAACAAGTGGATATAATGACGCTTTATTAAAAGTTGAATTGTATAATCATTTTAAGTCATTTAACGATAAATGGGTGTCTGGAAATTCAATTGGACAACGAGGACTATTAGAAGAATTTTTATTTTTAGATAAGGCAAATAAAGATATTGGAAGTTTAGCGTATCTTAGTTTAGATAAGTTAATAGCTTTAGAAGACCCAAAAAATGATAACGCAGACTTATACAGTGTTATTAGTATGTTACTATCAGGTACGGGATTTGATATGAGAGCTTTACCGGCATACGTTAATTTTTATGGAACTAACTTTACAAATAAATCTAAAGTAACTTCATCAAAACAAGTTGCTAAAAATATATTTGGAACATTTTTAGAAGTAGACTATCAGGAATCTTCACCAAAAATAGTTGTTCAATATACGGGACCAACATCTAAACATTTAGAGTTATCCGATATTAGTAAAGATTATAAATTTAAAAATGATAGTGGTAATTTTTTTAATGGACAAGGTGGACCTTTAACTATAACAATACCCGATGTATTTGCCACAGGAGACTTAGCTAAATCAAATAAAGTAGTTGCTTTTGAAGTTAGTGTTGGTGACCAAAATCAGGGAATATTCAAAGGAGTTAGACTTGACCAAACTTCAATTAGAAATACAAGTGAATCATTTTCAGTTATTGAAGGTATGGGTCGTTCTGAAAGTGGAGCGGGAACATATAACGTAGATATTGCTTTATTTGACATCTATAGACAAGCATCATATAGTTGTGAAGTTTCGTGTATGGGAAATGTTATGATTCAACCGACAATGTTCTTTTATTTAAAAAACATACCAATGTTCAGAGGTTCATATTGGATAACGGAAGTTTCACATAACATCCAAGGAAATAAAATTAATACAACATTTAAAGGGTCTAGAATTCCGTACGCATCATTACCTGATCCTAAGGATTCCTTCTTCTCAAGTTATAGAGTTTATTTTGATAAAATAACAAATGATGCGGTGGCTAAAGTAAAACAAGCGTCAGAATTGGGAACAACAAACGAAATACCTTTCGAAGGGAAGGATGGACGTTCATCAACAATTGACATGGGACCAAAAGAGAAACATAAAGATGTAAAACCCGTAGGAGATATTGGAGTTACTAATTATGGAATACCATATAATGGTTACGAAGGTGAAAAGTACATACAACTTGTAAGTAAACCAGGTATAGAAGGAAAATGGTTAAGAGCAAGAGCAATAGAGATGGGTGGTAGTAAAAATGACTTATCAGACGATACACAGATGCAATTATTAATATATGCGAATAAATGGGGAGACAAAGATGGTAATTTTTTAACAATAGAAAAACCTGTATTAACGTGGAAATTAGTTAAAGGAGCTTCAAGTAAAAGATATTTTTATGCAACCAAATTTTTTCAAAAAACGGTTGCAAACGAAAACCATATAATATCAACAAAAACAGTATTTAAAAACCCTAATAGTGGAAAAACGGTAACCGTACCCCCAATTGGTCAATCACCAATGACACTTAATAATTTAACTGGACCAATTAGTGTTGGACCGGCAGAAGATGGTTATGGTATTACATTATCTAAAAAATTAATGATTGATTTAGGTTTAAAAGACGGAGACGAGGTATTTTTTAGAGATGATTACGACGTTATATACAAATAAATGAATAATAACAATATTTAGGATATTTATATTAATAAAAGAAATATTATGGAAAATAATAAATTAAACAACACAGTAGATCAATTCTTAAACCCTAAACAGGTTAAAAGTATGTCTCAAGACGGAATGGAAAGAGAAGAATGTGATTTGATGACTGGTGAATGTTATACAATCAGAGAAAAAGACGGAATAGTAGAAAGAATAAATAAAAAATACGTCACAAACGACGGTAGACAATTATTACAAGATTAAAGCCATGTTAGAGAAAAAATTACAAGAAGAATTAAATCGTTACAATGCCATTAACAAATATGGTAAAACGATGATAATGGAGCAAGACGTACCTCCTACAGATGTTCCACCAGCACCAGATGCTGCGGCACCTACGGATGTTCCTCCTCCACCACCGGCTGGTGACGTTGCTACAGATTTACCACCAACACCTGATGCTGATATGTCTATGGACACCGCACCATCACCTGAAATGGACAGTACGGAAGAAATTGATATTACAGATTTAGTTGACATGACTAAAAGTATAAAGAGAGATTTAGACAATAAACAACAAGACCATGGTACTATAGTTAGTAAAATGGACGATGTGTTTACCAAATTAGGTGACTTAGAACAAAAACTTGCTCAAATGGATCAAGTGATGGCTAAAATTGACCAATTAGGTGTTGAGGTTCAACAAATGAAACCTGAAACTCCTGTTGAGAAATTAGAAATGCGTTCATTAGATTCGTACCCATTTAATGAAAAACCGTCTGAATTTTTTGACCACAAACAAGGTGAAATGAGAGCTAGTGGAAAAAATGAATACATTTTAACTAAAGATGATGTTGAAAATTATAACCCAACAATAAAGGCATCGTTTAACCCAGAAGAAGAGAAAGATGAATATAGCTACTAAGGTAAAGTTCCTCTTGGAGGTTCAAGTACAATTCAGGATTAATCATTGGCAAACTAAGGCGTTTGCAAGACATAATGCATTTGGTGGAATATATGATGCATTGGGAGATTTAATTGATAGGTTTGTTGAAGAGTCGATGGGGAAATATGGTCGTTTTGAATTAGATGACGAAAGTAAAACAATCAATTTACAGAACTTATCTGAACTTGACCTTAAAGGAATGTTAAAAACAACTAAAGACGCTTTAATTCAATTTACGGACGAATTTGAACCTACAGATACAAATTTAATGAACATTAGAGATGAAATCTTAGGTGAAGTAAATAAACTACAATATCTATTAACATTAGAATAAAAATTAAAAAATATTAAAAAATGCAATCAGGATCAGCAGCTAGAACAGCGTCAAATACATCAACAGGGTCGTTAGCTTATATTGATGGTTTAATATCAGGGGCAACATCTCAAGGACTATATCAAATTACCTTAGACCCAAGATACGTGAATGATGCGATAGTAACCACATTAACAAATTATGGTTATAAAATTCAGACTAAGAACAATTTTATGGGTACCAATAACGATTATGTAATTAGTTGGTAACAAAAAAATACTTTAAAAATAATTCAACCCAGATTTCACAGTCTGGGTTTTTTTATGTATATTATATCATAAATGATTATTAAAATTTAAATCAAAATCACATGTCTACATTTGACGCAGTACTTGCACAGTACGAGAAAAACAAAAACGCCACAAGTGGCAACAACAACAAAATGTCCTCTGAGGACAGAATGAAACGTTATTTCACAACCGTATTACCTAAGGGTTCTAAGGGTGAAGAAAGACGTATTCGTATTTTACCAACAAAAGACGGTTCTTCTCCGTTTGTTGAGGTTTACTTCCACGAAATTCAAGTGGATGGAAAATGGGTTAAATTATATGACCCAAAACAAGAAGGAAAACGTTCACCATTGAATGAGGTTAATGAAGCTTTAATGGGTACGGGTGTTGAGGCTGATAGAGAGGCCGCACGTCAATATCGTTCTCGTAAATTCTATATCGTTAAAGTTATAGATAGAGACCACGAATCAGACGGAGTTAAATTTTGGAGATTTAAACACAACCATAAAGGTGATGGTGTTATCGACAAAGTATTCCCAATCTTCCGTAATAAAGGTGATGTTACCAATGCGGAAACAGGTCGTGACTTAATCTTGTCTTTAACCTTAACAAAGGCTGGTACAGGAAAAGAGTACACAGTTATTAATTCAGTATTAAACGATGACCCAAGTCCATTACATACTGACGCTGACGTTGCAAAAACGTGGTTAGAAGATGAATTAACTTGGTCTGATGTTTACTCTAAAAAGGGTGAAGATTATTTGGAAATGGTTGCAAGAGGTGAGGTTCCACGTTGGGACACCGCAAGTAGCAAATGGGTTTCTAATTTGACAACAGAAGAAACTATCGGAGCACCGAAATCTTCTACTCCTGTGGTTGACCCACAAGATGACGCTGAAGTGGATGGAGATCTTCCGTTCTAATTATTTAACGGGGTGGTGAAATACCCACCCCATTTTTAAAAACAAAAACATGGCAGGTATTAAAAAAACAGATTTCACGGCTATCAAGAAGAAATTCTCAAAAGAGGCCGAATATAAACCAGACCGTTTCTTCGATTTGGGTGATGCTTTCTTGGATGCATGTGGTATTCCAGGTCCTGCAATGGGACATATCAATATGTTATTAGGGCATAGTGATACGGGTAAAACTACAGCACTTGTAAAAGCGGCGGTTGATGCACAAAAGAAAGGAGTTGTTCCTGTATTTGTCATCACAGAACAAAAATGGAGTTGGGACCACGCCGAATTAATGGGGTTTAATAAAGATGGAGACTACCTTTTTAATAGTGATTTTGAGTATATTGAGCAAATTACAGAATATATAAATGAACTATTAGATGCACAAGAAAAAGGAGATTTACCACACGATTTATTAATCCTTTGGGATTCGGTTGGTTCAGTTCCATGTAAGATGACTTATGATGGTAAAGGTGGTAAACAACACAATGCGTCAGTATTAGCTGACAAAATTGGAATGGGCATCAACCAACGTATATCAGGTTCAAGAAGGACAGATAAACCTTATACAAACACGTTAATCATTGTTAATCAACCTTGGGTAGAATTACCTGACAATCCTTTTGGACAACCAAAGATTAAAGCAAAAGGTGGAGAGGCAATTTGGTTAAACTCAAGTATTGTATTCTTATTTGGTAATCAAAAAGGAGCAGGAACAACAAAAATCTCAATCACAAAAGATAAGAGAAAAGTTAAAATTGCAACAAGAACAAAAATCTCAATTATGAAAAACCACATCAATGGTTTAGGATATGAGGATGGACGTATCTTGGTTACATCACACGGATTTATGCCAGGTAGAGAAGATATTGAAGAGAAGAAATCTATCGAGGAGTATAAAAAAGAAAGTGGTGATTACATCAGTAAGATGTTAGGTGTTAGTGTTACAGACATCACAGACGTGGAAGTTGTAACAGAAGAAAGTGATCTATAAATTATTTTAAATGTCGGTTTTACTTGTTGATGGAGACAATCTACTCACAATTGGTTTTTACGGTGTCAAAAATGCTTTTTATAAAGGACAACATGTTGGGGGAATATATCATTTCCTTAATACTCTTAGGAGAGCGTTTGAGTACTACCATTTAGATAAGATTGTAGTATTTTGGGATGGACACGAAGGTTCACAAAACCGAAAGAAAATCTATATTCATTACAAGGAAAACCGACGTTCAAGATTAAGGTCAGAAGAAGAATTACAATCTTATCTCACCCAAAGAGATAGGGTTAAACAATATCTTGAGGAATTATATGTAAGACAGGGCGAATATGAATTTTGTGAGACAGATGATAACATTGCTTATTACACACAAAATTCACCAGACGAAAATAAAATAATTTATTCTTCAGACGGAGACCTCACCCAATTGGTTTCAGAAAACACACAAATTTACAATCCGTCTCACGGAAAGTTATACAAACAAAATGATACGATAGTTTATGACAAAGAAGACATCTTAATTGAAAACGTTAGGTTGGTTAAGATGATATGTGGTGATTCGTCAGACAACATTGCAGGAATTAAAGGAATGGGTGTTAAAAGATTTCTATCTTTTTTCCCTGAACTTAGAACCGAATCAATCTC